TTTACCTAACAAACCAGTGTTAGTAATAATCAGTCCACTACCACTGTCATAACCACTGGTTTTTAAGCTGATCTCATTGGTACCACTGGTAGTGCCTAAAATATAAGTGCTCTGCTTATCTAGTTTACTACTCAAATCCGCGGCTGGGCCTTGTGGTCCTTGTGGTCCTTGTGGTCCTTGCGGGCCAGCTGCTCCTTTAAATACTACTTGTACTTCTTCAGCGTCCAACACAGTTGTGCTAGTATTTGTTTCGTACAATCTTATCAAATATTTGGTGCTTTGGTCTGTGGATGCTGGACTGAATAGTGTGCCGTCACTGCTTCCTACAAAAACTCTACTCTCAGTACCTGCGGTATTTCCAATGTAGGGTGTTACTCCCAAGTAGCCAAAATTGGTAACAGTATTGCCAACGTATTTTCTAGCACCACCCAATAATTGTGAAAAGGTTCCTGATGTGGTATTGTCAGGGCTATCTTTATATAGTACTTTTGTACTCAGTACAATTCTATAGATCGTACTGTCTGCTGCATTTTTTACTTTTGAAAAGCCTTGGGCTTTAGTTATTGTAAAATCAGTTTCTGTAGTAGTTTTTCCACTAATAGTAAAAACTATTTGTCCCGTATCCTGTGTAGTAGAAAAACTAGACAAATCGTTTACAATTGCCTGATTATCACCATTAACACTATCCACTACTCCTTGGACAGTACCGCTAACTAGGTTAGTATCAGTTTTGCTCAATATTTTCCAACGCCCCGGTGCGGTCCCTACACCATCATACTTTAATAGGGTGCCTGCTTGGTACACCTTAATAGATGTACCACTAAGTGATAGTACAGGATCTGTACCGTCTGCTTTTGCTGGTATATTGTGAGTATCGTTGTCCAATTCTACACGCACAGCTAGTAAATTTATATCAGTATAGTCTATTTCTAGAGTACTATTATTAGTACTTAATATATTTGCCTGATCAATGTGTCGTATGGCAAAAATATACGTGCCAGTGTCTCCCCCATTCCAAGTCCAAGTTGTAGCGTTGCCTTCAAACAGTTTAATTCCGGTATTCCAAGTTTCGTCAGTAATATCTTTAATAATAGTAGCCTTGTAGTCTACCACATTTGGCCTTGCCCACTTGAACTCAATACCCGTAGGAATAATTTGATATTCAAGATTTGTTACATCTGGTGGAGGTGTAAACTTGCCCACTACTTGGTGAGTTACCCAGTCGCTCCAGTTGCCCACTCTGCCATCATATGCAACGTACCTCAGCCTAAATCTGTAAGTAACTTGCTCTTCTACATTATCAAAAGTAATACTGCCTTTATCTAACTCAGTGGCTACTAACTTATAGGTTTCGTTTCCTCCTACAAGGTCAATCTGACCCTGTACGTGGGTAACTGTTTTTGGTAGTGTAAAGTCTGGTACAAAAGGTACTAAAGCACTGATTACAAAAGTGTCTGTGGACAGGCGAGTCATTACCGTTTCATCACTGACTATTCTGTCAGATAAGATCACGGGTACTTTATCACCAATATCATCCAACTGCAGTTGAGGAGTGTTTGATATATTACTAAAGTATGCTAAACCTGTATAGTTCCAGTAATCTGTAAAGATGTTGTAGCCTGGAGTAACTCCTGAAACAGCTGGCTGTACACCATAATCTACAAAGGTTATTCTGGCGTTTTTAGCTCCACTTGTAGGTTCAATTGATAACACCACCAAGTCTTGTGTTTCTTGTTGTAGTTCTCCAAACATAAACAGGTCGTTGTTGCCTGCTTCGGTTGTGGTAGTAGTAGCAGTGGTTTGTACTTTGGTGTAATAACCGTCTTTTAACTTGATAGTTCCAGTTACAGCAGTTAGTGGCTGAGTTTGTAAGAAACTAGTAAATACGTATGTAATAGTGGTTGATGTAACAGCCGTGACCACAGCAGTTGACAGTGACAAGTTAACAGTACTTGAGCCTACTGTAACGCTGGGCAGTGTGACTGCTACTCTGTCTCCCACGTTTAATGGATGAGCTCCTAGAGTGAGTACAACTCTGTTGCCGCTTAGGGTATTGTAGTTTGTTACAGCAAACGTGGTTTTTAATTGGCGTTCTGTGTTTAATACGCCTGTTGTGTCGCTTACACCACGAAATCTGACAGTATAGCTCTTGTTTTCTACAACCGGCAGTTCTTCGTCTAGTTCAAATATGTCGCTGCTCAATCTGTTCTTGATTCTGCCACTCTGCAATCCCCACATTGGTACATCATGCAATACTTTGACACGGTCACCTCGGTTGCACACCAAGTACTCTATGTCTGTGTTGATGGTAAAGACCTCTGGTCTCAGTTTGATTTGAGCATAGTGCCAACGAGCAAAATCAAGAGCAAGGTCTTTGTTTGTTACGCCTGGTAGAGAAATAGTTTCAAAAAGTTCGGCAGTTTGTCTTGTATAACCTGTTGCTGGTAGTACTATTTCGTCTGGTTGATAGTTTTCTTGTTCATTTAAAAACTGCACTTTAAAAGCGTGTGGATACCGTGGCAGTGCTTTCACGCTCTCAAAACCCCAACTGTTGTGAGGAGTAAAGTGTTGTACTACTGTGGATTGTTCACGATCAATTGTAACAGTCCACTTGCCATCTCTCATTGCAGGGCTGGCCCTGCCGGCCGCGCAAATATCTCTCAACACTTCCAACACACTCTTTTGTTGACTTAATACGCTGTTGTACTCCAGTGCTTTATTTACAAAAGTTGAAGGTCCTGTTTTTATTTGATAATTTTGGCAGTAGTTGTACCAGTCTTGAAGCGCTGCAAGATCTATTTTTGTGTTGATCTCTGACAACTCTACTCTTTGAGGGTTTGCTGGGTGAGTTAAAACATATCGGAAAAGTGCGGCAGGATTGCTGGTAGGGGTACCGTCTACCCAATTTGACCCGTTCCATACAGGGCAAATGGTTTGAACAAGTGCCGAGATACCCTCAATATTTCCGTTGAGCTGATCTGTGGCTTGAATTTTAATAGCGGTCTTACACACCTTTGTGTTTAGTGGCCTCTTTGGCGCCCAAGAGTGTGCTGGGTACGGTACTCCGTCTTCGTTGTAGTCCGAGTAGCCTGTAAACGAATGCAATACGCTGGTATGAATCAACCTATCGTCTTCGTTTGGCTCGCCATTGCTGTCTGTTACTCTTTTTATTTTATATTGAATACCCAGCTTTGTAGTATCTAACAGGTTGTATGGTACAACGTGAGTAAACCCGTCTTTTTCGTTTCTGGTAATAGAAACGTTGGATAGTGGTGTCCAATCGGTTTCCCAAGTTGAAGCAGTCGCTCTATAGCGGTACTGGACTTGAAACTCAACAGTATGAGACTCTGTTTTTCCACTCTTGACTTTGATTTTACGCAGTCCTTGTGGAAAGGATATAGCAAGCACTGCTCGTTGTAGTGGTTGTGTAAATGTGCTCTCTGTCCAGTTTTCTGTGCCACCAACAAATTGAAACACTTCTGAGGTTTGTTGCGTCTTTTGAACTGTGGTTGAGTTGCCCTCACTATCCCATTCCTGGACACTCTCTGTTAAAGGCGTCCAAGTGTTCCAGTAATCGTTGTTAGGGAATGTACCGCTAACACTTCGTTGCCTCATGTAGTAGTTGTTGTTGCTGTCGTAAGTATTAGTCCAAGTATTTTGGTCAACGTCTCTTGCAACACTACGGTAACCACCAGCCACCAACTCCAATCCACTGTAGTTTTGAACTACGTCACCTGCAACTATGTTTGTAAAGTTTTCAAGTTCGCCAACACCGGGGGTTGCCTGATAGTTGATGGTTTCTTGTACCACACCAGTGTAGTCACTTAAATTGGTTTTGCCAACCAAAAATGAGGTTTCATCTATACTCAGTGGTCCATAGCCCCATACCAGCATCATGTTTAAGAAACTAGTACTCTTGCTGCCCACATTGTCAAACGTAACGAAACTGTTCATTCCCAGTGGCGGCGTCATGCGGACCTTGCCCAACACCACAGGAATACCGCCGTATGGAGTAGCCTGGTTTTGGCCGCCACTCACCATGAGTTGGGCTTCGCTGCTGCCTGGGTCGTTCTGAGTAGGTGGTCGGATTGGTAACACTGCATTGATTAGTGCAGTACCTACGATAACAGTTGCTGTGGCTGCTAGTGCTCCTGCTACCTGTACTGCTGCTGTTGAATAGCCAGCGGCAGTTGCTGCTTTTATTCCTGCAGGTCCAGCAATTTGATAAGCCACATAGGCTACAATTAGAGTTAGTACCAGTCTTGCAGCTTCCCTCTGTGGTACGCTGCGGTATTCCACTGTATCTGCTTGTTGTAGTACAGTGGTGTTCCACACTACACGTGGAACTAAAACGCCATTAACAAAGATGTGAATGGTGCTCTCCAGGGCTTTAGCTACGGGGTACTGTTCGCGAACTTTTGAGTACAGTTCTTCCAGGGTAGTACCTGGAACAACCGGCATTACCACACGCTCAGTCTTGAGTGGGTGTGGCACTGCATTCAATACCACATTGCACTTCTCACGGTAACGAAAGTACCCACTCACTCTGCGAGACCATTTGATACCATCCAAGTCTTGAATGCTGCTGCCGCTGCCGGCTTGGGCGTGTAGGAACTGGCGATTGTTGATGCAGATTCCTACATGGCTCAAGTGACCCATTACTCGGAGCACAACAACGCAACCCTCTACAGGTTCATTCAACTCTTCCCAGCCCTCACGGTATTGGGCAATAAGTTCTTCACTACGAATTCTGTCGTCTTCCAAGTAGCTGTCAACAAAACTTGGAAGGTCAATGTTGTACTCTTGTTTATAGACCAGTCGCACCAATCCCCAGCAGTCAATGCCGCTTTCATCACGTCCGTGGGAAAGATAGGGTATTCCTAGATATTTATTTGACCACATCAGAACAGTCCTGGAAAAGTTGAGGGATTAAAGCTGTGAACTGGAAATGGCTCACGTTCGTAGTTTACCATTTGTAACTCACAGGTTACCTGATCACGATTATAAGTAAAGTTGGTTACATAAAACCCATCAAAGCTTACTTCTACCACGTCTGGCGTGGTGCTCAATACCAGCTCCAGCTTTACTTTTGGAGGTTCTTTGAGTTCGCGAATAACAGGTATTAGGTAGCGAGTAACGTCTCGTATTACTATTGAACAACGAGGAGCTTGTGCTTCGTCTTCTTGCGGCAGAGTAATCTCTAGTGGCAAAAAGATATAGTTTTTGGAACGGCTAACAACACCGTACATCACATCTGTGTTATTTTCACTTATTCTGGTGGTATAACTGTCACACAATCTTATTTCTTTTGTTACTGTGCCCGTACCCACACCTGGAGAAGTACAAGTAAAAACAGTACCCACAGTGTTGGAAGAACTACCATGTGTTACAAAGTTGGTCGTGCCCACAGTTTCTACTACGTACTCTTCTCCTACTACCATGTCTGTTGCAACAAAGGCCGTAGAAAAAGTTAACAGAGTAAAGAGGTCGCTGGGGCTGTCTGTTGAAAACAAGGCGCGAATAGCACCTGGTGTCATGGTAGTCATTCTGGTCATGGTAATACTTCTAGGGTAAGGTTAACTGTGTAGTATCCGGGGGCCACGTAACTCAGTGTGTAGTAGTCACCCTCTCCCTGCGGAACAATGCGAACTTCAGACACCACACCCAGTCGTGGGTGTGGAAATCCAAAGCGAACAGTGCCCTGAATGGTGGTTTTTACAAACGTTTCTAGGCTGGTGACTTGGGCAGTGGTCATTAAAAAACTCAACACAAGAGTTTGAGGGCGGTTGCCGCGCTTTCTCATTTTAGCAGGCCCACTGTCGGTTGGAGTCCTGACCACCAACACGCCACCAGTTTCAGTATACCCTTTTTGAGGTACCTGTGGCAAGGTTGTTGGCCAGGTTATGGTATATGCCATAGTTTATCTCCTTATCAATTGTGGTTTCATGCCAAAGGTGTTTGTAATAGCACGATTTGTTGAGCTGCCACCACGTGTTACCTCGCCAGCAGTCATGTCGCCTACAACCACTTCAATACGGCGGTTGCCGCGACTGTCTGTAGTTTCACGAGTTTCGGCCGGGGCTGTAGTATAGTTGTTGACAACCACCTCTACGGACCCTCCACCACCACGAACACCCAAGTTGCCCTGTTGATCACGTTTGAGAGGCATGATCGCCTCAGGGCCGGCTTCACCCATCAGACCGGTGCCCTTGGCAAAACGGAATAGGGTAGGTTGGCTGACGATGGAGTTGGTAAACATCCCGCCTTTGGCATACTTACGTACGCCATCGTCGAAAGCGCCACCCATTGCAAATTCTAGAGGTGGGAGTGACATACCTGGAGAAGCCTGTCCGGTAAATGCAAGACTAACAAGGTTCATCAACCCAGGCCGCATGCTTTGATACATAGCCATCATTTGCAGGCGTAGTTCATAACGAAGCAGGTCTGCTAACATTGAGTTAATCAGGTCTTTGAAGTTCAATTTGCCGGTTTGAGCAAATTGAACTATGGCGTCGGCCATCTTGTCAAACGTGCTCTCAAAAATTTTGCCGTATTCCTGTTGACGGTCTAGTAATATTTCTTGTTGAGATAGTAAACCTGTTTGTTGGTTTTTAAGATTTAGGGCTCCAGAACTTGCGGCATCGTAGTATACTTTAATTGCGTCTGCTCTTTGGAAAAGAGAAGCAGCATCCTCGGGACTGAGAGCACTCATATCTCCTGTGCCACCACTTTTATCCATAAATTCTTTTTGCAGATCTAACAGCTGTTTTCTTCTGTCTCTGTCTAGATCAGCTAAAGTTTTTTGGTACTCTAGTTCTATTTTCTTGAGCTGTAGGGCGCGTTGCTGTTGTGCATAGTCATCTTTTGATATTGTGCCCTTATTGAGTGCTATTTCTAGTAGTTGAGACTCATAATCGAGTTCTTGACTCTTTTTGGTCTCCATCAATCCTGCTAAATCTGACTGTAATTTTAATTCTATAGATGCTCTATCATAGAGTCTATTTAATTCTTTTTGAGTTTGTTCTGTGGCTTCTTTTGACAATCTGTTTTGTTCTGACTGGGCTGCTATAACCTCTTCGGCCCGAGATTGAGCCTGAATAAGCGGAACTGTCCTTGTGGCTGCTTCTATAACACCTTGTTTCTCTGCGTCAGTCAAACGTGTTTTAGTTAAAGAAACACGTGATATTGTTTCTTGTTCACCAGATTTTAGTAGATCACTAGCTGTTTGAAATTGGCGTTGTTGTTGACGTAGAGCTGCTACTTGGGAAGCTGCAGCACTTTTTTTGCTTTCATCAGTTTCTCCCCTAGCTTTTTCTTCTATAATGTTTACTTCATTATCTATATTTTTAATTAAGTTGGTGTATACCTCAGAAGCTCTGGTAAAACTGGCCTTGATGGCTCTGACACTAGTGTCTAAGTCTACTTGCTCCTTGCGGCGCTCTCCAGCATTTACAATATCTCTAAAGGAGCCGGAGAGTTGTTGTACACGAGACGCATCTCCTGGACCCATTTTTGCAATAACTTCCTTACTAAGGCCTCTACCCATTTCTATTTGTGTTAAACCTTCTTCTCTTCCTGCAAGACTTAGCCTTCTCAATTCAATAGCATCAAGAAGAGGCTTTCTAGCCTCAATTTGAGCATCTGTTTTAGCGTCTCTAATGAGTATATCTTTTTCAATAGTAAGTCTTAATAGCTCAAGCTGTGTGTTTGTTTTTTCTTGTGTTATAATTAATCTTGCTTGTACTATCTGGCTTCGAGTATCCAAGTCTATTTGGCGCTTTTGTAGGTCTCCTTGCCTTGATATTACTGCAGAGGTTTCAGGTAAATTAGATAATGCTTTTTGTTCTAATTCAATTCGAGCCTTTTCTGCAGAGGTTTTAAAGATATTTTCTATTAGGGCGGCATTAGCCTTAAAGCCTGCTTCAGTAGCGACCCTAAAAGTTTCTTTATAACTTTCTACAAGTCTAGTATCTTTTGCAACTCGCAATTGTGCGTCTGATATCGCTGTGGAAGCCGCACTTGCTGCAGTCTGTAGTTCTGCTTTTCTACCCTCAAGTCCAGATCTAAATTCTGTTCTTGGATCTAGTTGAGAGCCTAAAGATCTTTGTGAAGATACTTTTCTTCCAGCTTCTTTTTTAGCTATTTCCTCAAGCTCTGTATTATAGCTTTGCAGAGCCATAGTAGAGTTACTGATGGCCAATTGATTATTGGCCATGCTATTTGTTAAGTTATTTATCTCAGGTATTACTGCTATCAGGGTTTGACGAGCGTCTGGCGGCAGCATAGAAAGTGCTTGAGTATTGTTTAACAAGTCGTTCATTGCTGCTAAACTTACAGTGACTGGGCCGTCCAATAGTTTAGACAAGTCTGAGTAAGCTGATGTGCTTTGATTTACTGCATCTACAATCTTGCCTTTTGGTAACAGTTCGTTGGTCATGTCCTGAAAAGTTTTTTGTAACTCTTTTAAGTTATCTGAGAAAGCTTTTCCGCTTTGAGCTGAACTCTTAAATCTGTCCATTAGCTTTTGTAGCTCAGGACCAGCTGTTTTAACATCTGTTGTAAATGCTTTAATGATATCTTGATCGCCAGCCCCTTCTTTTAATCCTAGGGCTTTGACTAGATCTTTTCTTACAGCTGCGGCATCAATTGAAGAACTTGCGGCTTTTAGTATCTTGTTGAGTTGTTTAGTAATTGTTTTTTCTAGTACTTGTTCATCGCTTTTGCCTGCAAAAGAAAATAGGGCATTGGTAAAGCTATCCCACCAACTTCTGGCAGCTATTGAAGCATCGGTATCTTTGATGGCTTGATTAATTGCACTGGTTAGGTCACCCATTGCAACAGCCGAAGCTGCGATGCTTTGACTTGACAGTTGTTGTAATGGGGTTTTCTTACTAATGCTTTCCAAAACCCTGTCAAGATTATCTCCACTACTTTTTAAATCGTCAATACTTTTAGTGGCTTTGGCAGCTTCGTCTTCGTTTTTACTGAACACAGAGTTTAATAACATACCTACGCCTGTTATTATACCTATAACTCCAAGCAAGTTTCCAAAAGCTGAAGTAAGAGTGCTAACGGCCACGGCCGCAATAGTCACAGTAGCTCTTAACCTCAACATCTCTCTGGATACAAATCCAATTGACGGAGATAGCTTTGCTATTGATGCATTCATACTCCTCATTGCAGATATAGGCCCGCTAAATGCAGCATTATCTGCTGCATTGGCCAGTATTCTCATTTTTCTTTCGGCTAATTCTGCGTTGTTGGCAATTCTTTGTAGTAAACTTCCCTGTACTGTTAAACTGGTAGGGGTTGCGGCGGCCACTGCTTTATTGTAATCCTGCTGTGCGGCGATGGCTTTTCTAAGTTCAGGTTCTATTCTTGAAAATTCCAGCATTCTGGCTTGTGCTGCTTGTTTTGCCGGGGAGGCATCTTGGCCAGGTTTTACGCTGGCGGCCTTTTCGTATTGTTGTTTTAATTTGTCTAACCTTTGCAAACTATCTTTGGAAGTGTCTTCTAAGTCTGCTTTTAGTATGCTTTTTAGCTCTCTGTTGCTGCTCAGTACACCTTGACGAGTTTCCTTTCGTAGTCCCTCCCAAGCAGTGCCTGCTACCGCTACCTGATTTTTTACAGATTCATTGATGTTTCGTGCAGCTGTTTGGGCAATATCTTGTTGGTAGTTTCTAAAGTACTCTAAATTTTGAGCTGCTGACGCACTGGCACGCTCAACACCTTCACTCAATTCTGTTCGCCACTGAGTAAGGGCAGGAATCGCCTGTTTTAGTAGAAGGGCAGCTATTCCTGCTATGGCTGCACCCAGTGCCACAGGGCTTTTGGATAAGCCATCAATAAGAGGACCCAGTACTTTATTTACCAGTTCTAATCCTTCTTGCGTAAGATTCTTTAGGCTAGCCAATAATTTATTGTAGGGGTTGGTTTGTAGGGCAATAGCTCCAAACTTTTCTTCACCTTCAGCCAACACTGCGTTGGCAAATGCTTGACGTTTTTCAAAACTGGTCAACGCGCCAACACTTTTACCAAGTGCTCTAGCATAGTCTATAGATGCTTGTTCTGTTCTGGTAAAAATACCGATTTCGTCCAATAGTTCTGGCTCTAGTTTTGTAATACCTCTGCTCAATCTGTCCAAGGCATTAGACATATCTACACCAAGAGCTTGGGCTGCATTGCGTGCTACTTCACCCATTCTTTTAATATTTTCAGCACTCATACCTGCACTGCTCGCCTGAGCAGTGGCTGTCATAGCATCTCTTAGAGAGATAGCCCCGTCACTAACAGCGGCTAGTTCTTTAGCTACTTTTGGTAAATTGACGCCACTGGCTACGCCCAATTGCTCCAAGCCCTTGATCAGGTTGGTAGTATCTGCTGCATTCTTTAGGGCATTAAAAGCCGCGCTAACTGCGAAAAGGTTGGCTGCAAATGTAGCGTATACGCGAACCAAACCACCAAGCCCTTGGGCTTGGTTAGCAAAATCGCGACCTGCAGCGCCAGTACCTATGGCCCCCCTGCCGCGATTATAGTCTTCCATTTGTTGACCAGGCACAGCTGTGCCAGTACTGCCGCTAAAAGCACTACGGGCTAGTTTCTGGCTTTTTGTTAATTCACCATTGAGTTCTTTTACGTCGCCTGTTTTCTTTTTGACCGAGTTGCCTTGATCGGCAAGCATCATTGAAATATTTACATCTGCCATAGTCTCTCCCTGAGGACCACGAAAAAATAGGTGACCCGTTAAGTAGCTCTAATTATACCATGTAGGCAAGTGGCTGTCAAACCAAAAAACAAAAAGCCCACCATTAAGGTGGGCTTTTTTTCGATTTCAGGCTCTCTTCTTGTTTGCGCTTGGCCTCATAGGTTGCCATTCTTTCGCGATCAATAAGGTTGATGAGCTCTAACACAGTTTTTCTGTCTTGATTTTCGATTTCAAATATGTCAAATACGTCTCTGAGACCAGTCAAACTTTTTCCCATGTAGGTTCCACTCATACCCTCCCAACAGTCTTGCAACACTTGATACACTTCAAATGCAGTTTGTACTTCTAGTGGAAAGTCGCTTACCTCTACTGGAACGTCTTCATCTACAGGTTCGTGGCCCATCATTTCGCACATTTCATAGTATTGAGCTTTTGTCATGCCAATACTGGAGTTTTGAAAGTAACTCTTTATGGAGTTAGAAATGATGTGGTTCTGGTCATTTAAAAGTTTCCCAGATCTGTGACCTGTTCGGTAATAAAACTATCAAAGTTTGAGCTGTTCTTCATCAAACTCAACGCGTTCTCATCAGAGAAGTCTACCAGAGTTTGGGGATCTTGGTCGCCCAACTCAATGGGAAGAAGCGTTGACAAGTGTGCCAGTGTTAGGCCAGTCCAGCCCTTGATTGTGTTTTGAACGTACAATTGTAGGAATACGTCTTCGTCAAAATCTTCTGTTGTCTGACGATTTTTGAACACAGTTTTGGTGCTCTTCTTGCGGATACTGGTCAGTGTCTCACGACTCAAAAAACACAGTTTGATTTTAAAGCCCATCAAGCCAGGAAACTCAGTTTCCACTGTCTTGTTTGGTACAATAAGAGTTTTAATACTAGTAATTGACATCTTTACCTTCTTGTTGAAGGGCTGAGCGGTTTGCTCAGCCCTAGGTTAAACATTAAACTGCTGGAGAGGAGTAGTAAGTAATAGTAGCTTCGTTGTTTTGCTCAATATCATAGGTTCCGGAGGCTGCGCCTTGAGCTGTAAAGTTAATGCTAGTAGAAATTACCTGCTCTGTACTGATCTGAGGAATCTGCAACATGGCTGATGGTAGTTCAAAGATTACCTTGTTTTCCATGGTTGTAGAAGTAGGAACTGCCACGCTTCCGCCCATACCGAGTTTGACTGTAAATTGGTTTTGGTCAAAGGTATTGGCCTGTGTAAGCAGAGTACTCAATAGTTGCGCGGTGTTTGTACTACCGGTTCTCAGATAGGCTGTTAAACTGCCGCTCACAGCTCTGGTACCTACGAAATAGTCAATAGGCTTGTTAACTGTGCCCATTACTGCTGGTGTTAGGTAAGTAACGTTGTTGGCAAAAGTAATATTGCCACCAGTAATAGCAAAGGTATAAGTAACAGCACTTTGACCGTACTTGGCATCTGTAGATGCCAATTCTACAGTACTCAAACGGTTTGTGATGTACTTACATGTGGCATCTTTGGGCTTATAGGTACCACTCAGTAGGCCACCAAAACTACCTGATAAAGTGGGACTGGTACCAGTGGTTGTTGCTGTTGTTGTGGTTGTAGAAACTTCAATTTCTGCAACTTTGCCTGTCCAAGCAATAGTACCAATTTGATCGATACCAAAGTCAACTGAGGCTTGGTCAATAACACAGTTGTGTAGCAACACAGTTGTGTCGTCAAACACAATAATCAAGCCAAAACGTAGCAATTGATTTCTGTTACTCTGTGTTAGACGGACTTGAGCTGAAGGAACAGTAGTGCCGTTTGGCGCGGCTGTTTCGGTGTATGCTTGTCCAGCTGTAGTTGTAAGAGCGGAAGCACTGCTCAAGTCTACGTTGGTATAACCAAACATAGCATTCCACAGGCAGGCTTCTTCGGGTCGCACAAAGTCACCAATGTCAAGACCAGCAGCTACTGCTCCGCCTTCAAACATCTTGGGACGTACATAGGTAGAAATACTCCAATCACCTGCTTCTAGAGCAGTTGCAAAGCTTCTCTGGCCGCGGCTAGGTGTGCTGCCAGCCTCATTTAAAGTAACTGTATCTAGAGTGGTATTTTGGCTAAAGCTCATACCGTCTAGAGGTTGTAGTTCGAATGTGTCAGCGGCAGAGCGGGCTGTAGCTGGGGCGATTCTGTTGTTTCCGTCTAGTGCTGTAGTAAAGAATACTCTAGCACCTCTAATTAGATTAACTGCCATAATTTTTCCTTTAAGGCTATGTGTTGTTGTCACCTTAACTAGACATTTATCTGTTGTTGATGACTAGAACACTGATTCTACATGACCTGGTACCGGACTTGTAGATTTATTTCTCCGACTGCGTACGGAGCAAGCAAACCCTCGTCTGTGGTTATGCTGGTTATCAAGATCTCTGTGGTTTCAAGTCCGGCAGCTTCGTCATAAACCAATACTCGGTTGCTGTCCACGCAGAGCTCTACATCTTCTAATAGAGCTTCCAACTGTTCTTGGCTATCGTCGCCTTTGCAGTACAGTTTGATTGCAATCCCCAAGTATCCCCAGGTAAAGTCGCTGGGAAGGTATTCCCGCATCTCACTTCCGGGGGTTACGTAGACCGAGGGAAAGTTGTTCGTCTCGTCCCAGAATACCAGTTTGGGGTATGCGCAATCATTAAGATTTGTCTTGTAGGGGCCCGTTCCGTTTATGGTTT